CTGCACCGACCACGGCGTTCCGGTAATTGCGTCGCTGTCGATCGTCGGTATCCGGGAATCGAAATTGGTGAACGAGCCAGGCTGCGACATGAAATAGGTGTCGGGCTGGTTGATCGTGTAGGCATAGGCTCGGCGCTGCTGGAAATAGGCCACCACGCCCGGATACGTCCCAGTTGCGGGCCCGACCGTCAAGGTTGCTGTCGCACCAACCCCGTCGCCGGCCACGGTCACCGTATCGGTAGATTGGTAGTTTTGCCCACCGTCCTTCTGGATGTAGGCCGTCACCGCCCCATTGGTCACGACGGCCGCGAAGGAGGCCCCGCTACCGGTCAGGCTGTTGATCGTCGCTGTCGCGGCCGTGTAACCGCTTCCTCCAGCGCCCGGGATGATCGAAACGGTCTGCTGGCGCGCGAAGGGGTTTTTGTGCAGCGGTGGCACCTGCGCAAAGTCCGGAATAATGTTCTGGTCCAGCAACTGGTTGCCATAGGCGGACCCAGCAAAGCCGAACAGAGCACCGGTCGGCGGCAGTGCAGCGGTCGCGCTGATGGCGCTGATCCCTGGGGTGGCTTTGTAGACGTTGTACTCCGTCACGCCCGGAACGGTTGCCCATGTGACCGTGATTACGCCTGCGGTCGCCGCGACGTTGACCTGGTTCGCAACGGACCCGACAGGCGACGCGACGCTCTCGCTGCCGTCCGCCCCGACCGCCGTCACCTCGTACGAATAGGATGCCTGCGACGTCGGGCTGACGGGCTGGGCCGATGCCGTGACGGTGACCGAGTTCGGCGCGGCCACCGTTGGGGCGGGAACGGCTGGGGTAAAGGTCCAGCTTGTATCGGTCACCCTCGCCAGATCAACTGGCGGGTATTCCGTCCCGGTGTCCTGATTGACGCAGCATAGAGACATGACGTCGGCGGATTGGGTGAACTTGATCCATTTCAGATCCTGCTCGGAATACTGAGTGGCGAGAGTGAATATCCGCGAAGCCTGCCCACCTCCTGCATAGGTTCCGAACGCCGTCGAATCGACGGGATTGCCGTAGATGTCGAACAGCGAAATGACCGGACCTGCGACGCTGATCACATATGTGCCGCCGTTCAACTGCGTCATGCCGTTGACGTTCTGAATGAATATCCAGTCCCCCGTATTGACCGCCGACGGGCCCTGCCACACTACGTTGAACGTGGCCCCGAGCCCGCCCCCGGAACTCGCTGCTTGCGCTACCGGATTCGCCGGGACAACCGTGTATTGCCCGGGGATCGAAATCACCAGACTGTTCGGCCCGAACAGCAGCGTGTTGAACGTTGCTCCTGTCCCGGCCCCCGTCGTGCCAGCCTGCGTAAACGCCCCCGCGTTCGCGATGTAAGACCCTGGGTTCGATATCGCGACGGTGTTCACCTCCATCACCATGCTGAAAATAGTCGGGAAATGCGGAGGGCCGACGGGCACAAGCCCACCCACGGGCTCCGACGCGAGATTCGAAGGATTGCCGGTATAGGTGCCACGGCTCACGAAAGCGCCGATCGCAGTCACCGAATTGCCGGAAACGGTGACGTTCACCTGAAAGACCGCGCCGTTGCCGGTGGTCCCGGTCGCGACCTGCGCCCCGTTCACCAATCCATCGCCGCCGCTCACGATCGCGAGGCTTTTAACCCGTGTCGTGGTGACGGTGACCTGACCTGAAATGGTAGGAGACCCGCCGGCGAGCGTGATGATGTCGTTCGGGGAATAACCCGATCCCCTAGCATTTACCGCGAGAGACGCAATCGACGTCGACGAGACCAGCAAAACCGCCGCAGTAGCAAACACGCCGCCCGCCAGGGTGATGGTGTCGCCCGTGGCATAGGACGCCGTAACCGTCCCGGGGCCTCTTGTGGCGGAAATAGCCGAGGATACCGCGCTAGCCGAAATCGTCGCCGGGATGGATTTGGTTGCGGCCGAAATATCAAACGGCGATTCCGTGACGAACGCGCCGTCGAAAACCACCCTCATGTACTGGTTGCCGAATTCCAGAGCCAAGCCCTGGTTGATCGAGAACTGGAACGGGATCAGCCGCGGAGGGAATGCCCGGCCAGTCTGCTTCGAAAACCCGACGAACCCGGTGCCCGCGCGCGAATACGCCCCGCCCTGATACCCGACATAGAAATTGCGCATCGTCGCCGCCGCGGCGTGCATTCGCGCAAGCTGGACGTTGCCAAAGAGAGCCGGAGCCACTTCGCCTGAGGTGAAACTGCTCTCTAGGACCGGGGTTGCCACGGGCTATTTTCCCGGTGGGGTGTACATGTAGATTGAATCATCGGGTCGCTTGCACTGATAAACCGGAGGTGGCGGCAAACACAAACTCGGAGAACATAAGATTTTGCCATCCACTTCCGGAGCACATGACGGCGCGGCAACACATCCTACTGCGTTCATGGTTGTAACTAGCACCATCGTGCAAATATCGGCCATCAGTAAGCGCTCCCATCCGCTAATGATACAGAATCCCAACCACCACCAAAGCCACCCGGGCCATCTCCGCCATCGCCCCACCCGCCGCGGCCAGAACCCCAGCCACCCACGCGGCGCGTTTGCATCCAGTCGACCTTGATGTCGGAACTGTAAAATCCCTCGTTTCCGTCTACAACACGGGCCTCTTTGATCTTCATCTTGGCGAGTTCGATGTTCTCCTTCCGGAGTTGCATTCCCATCTTCTTGTCCTTCGCCAGCGGCAGTGCGATCTGGCTGGCGAGATAGGCCACCATCGCCTCCCGGAACAGCGCGTCCCACACGCTGGGATAAATCATCAGCCGCGTGTAAATGATCTTGGCATTCTGGACGTTCGTCAAAATGACCGTGCGGCCCTGCGGGCTTTCGCCCTGCACCTCCCAGTACAATTGGCCGGCCTGCGGCGGATAGTTCGGATCGGTTGCCACCACGAACCGTGCCGGCCGCAGCCGCTGGCCCGTCGATATCGGCGCACCCTGTCCGGTCGTGAGAGGAATGGCGGTGGGGATTTGGATGTTGCCCGTCGGGATCGCTGGGTTCTGACCATAATTCCACGGAATGAACCGGACCTTCATGCAGTCCGGAGGCATCGCATATTCATAAATCCATGGAGTCGGTACCAGCGAGCCCACCAGCGGGTTGACGCCAGTCGCATCCGCCAGCAACATGAGATCCGAGGTTGCTCGGCAAAAATCCCAATTGGCCGCGCGCGTCAGTTGCCGGAGGCACTGGCTGTAGGCCCGCAGGAGCACCTGAGCGGTGCGCGTACCTTCCTCAAGATCGCCGATCGTGTGCTCAACGGCCGCCGCGTCGAGCGCCTGGTTGGCCACATCTGCCGGCAAATTCATGGATCATCCCTCGCGCGCGTCCGCCGTTGCCGTGGCCTGCGCCGCGTCGGCTGCGGCGAACTTTGCCACATCCAGGTTCGCCAAGACAGGGGCAAGTCGCCGGCCGAGTTCTGCGGCGAACGCCTCCGTAAAATCCACTTCCCAAAGCCTCGGATCGGTTACCTGCCCTGTGATGACGGCCATCGCGTTCGGGACGTTGCACAGAATGACCTTGCGCGACGGGACGTAATAATTGTCGTTCTCGATCGTGAAGACGTTGGGATGGGGGTCGAAGTTCATCACGAACAGCGGAATAGCCTTGATCGACCGGACCTTGAGACATGTATCCGGATAGGTATAAGCATAGACCCACGGCGGGGGCGGGTTGAGCGTGCCATCCCACAGGTTCGGCGGGAAATAGCCGCCGGGAGGCGCCTGTTTTAGCATGGTCAGGGAAACGTTCTGCTCGGCAAACCCATAATCGACCGCGCGCAGCATTTCATCGCGGGTCTGCGAGTAGATGTCGATCGCCGCCTTAGCCTGCTTCGAACCCTCGTATATCGACCCGACGCGATCAGAAACGCCTATCCGGGACAGTGCCAGGTTGATGACGTCGGCCGGTGAATTGATGATGTCGACCATCAGTCTTGCCTACCTTCGCCCAAGGATTCAAAGGCGGACCCGCTTTGAAGCATCGATTCGGCGATGTCGGGTTTTCCCGCAATCGCCATCGCCATCGCGCTCGCCAGCAACCGCACCACGGCCTGTTGAAAGAGGGGATCCCACGTCGCTTCGGTCGGGCTGTTGTTGATCATGGCCACGGGCGCGGCTTCGTCGCACCAAATGACCTTCTTCTGCGCCCCGCCGACCAACGTATTCCCAACCGTCCAATTGATCGGCGCCGGGTTGTTGAGGTCTGCCACCACGCCGGGGATCAACTGCCAGATTTGTACCGCAACGTCACCACCAGCCATCGGGTACAGATATTCGTGCAGGTAGCCCATCGGGTACG